ACTCTTGGGATAGAGAAGCCCGTCGAGTCTACTACGCTGGCAGTGGTGGTGACATCGCACTTGGCGCCCTTGAAGCTCTTAACTACTCAAAGATCAGTACACCCAAGGCCGCCGAAAAGGCTTTGCAACGTGCAATTGAAATCTCTATAAAGCACGACATCTATTCAGGCGGAGAGATCCACACATACATTCAAGAGGCGTAAATACAAAATTCCCGCCGGTTTTGACTAGTATTAATATTTCATATTCTGAGAGTATTAGTTATGCATAAAAAGAATCACCAGCTGTCTGCCCCAGGGCCACGCAACTATGTAACAGGTGGTGTTGCACTCCCCCCATATGTTTTACCCTACTACTATTTGTGGTACGGGGGCACAAGTATGCTAGCCCCTTACGGAACTCCAGGCGGACAAAACCAAACTGCCCAGAATGATTTTGGAAAGGATACTGATGGCGCAAGTACAGGTACCGGAGAAGCAGCAGCAGGCGGAGACGTCTCAGCAGCCGCAACTGTGTGATTCTTGCGGGGTAAGGGCCCTAGTTCAATCTTCTTTTGGCTTTGGCACTTTATATTTCTGCCTACATCACTACAATAAACTTGCTAAGGCACTAGACGATAAGGGCGCAGTATCAACTCCCCTGGTCGAGACAGGAATATAACATTATGGATCTTGATCTACCACAAGGCAAAGGCCGTGTCGTACCACAAGCTAAAAGCGGTGGTGGCGGATTTCTGGCACAACTTGGTGCCATGGTTACCGGTGCCTACACTCAAACATTGAGAAGCCAAAATCAATTAGCAATGGAATACCAGCGAGAGATTATTCGTTCTGCTGGAGATAAAACTCGCCATGATAATAGATTTGAATTTCAACAAAACGTATTAAACGATCAACAGCGCCGCCGTGAGGATGGGTCTCCTATTGAGCAAGCATTTGGTGTTCGTTACACGTCTGCACATGGAAAAGGTAAACCAAAGCCAGACGCAAATACTCCTGGTACACCACGAAAAGGTGGAAAGGGCGGAAAGGGCGGAAAAAACCCAACTCCAGGAAAGATGAAGGAAGTAGGCATTGGAGAAGCTGAAGAAGCTCTTAAACTAAGCAAAGGCGTTGGTGGACGTAAGCCTACTAAAAAGCAAAAGCTTAGCGACACTTATGAAATTACAGATACCACTACTGGTAAGAGCAGAACTGTTAACGATCCTGCTAAAAATTTAGGTATTGATCAAGAAACTGTTGCGGACTCTTCGCCTAGATATGCAGCAAAGCTTGGTAGAAAAGCTGCTGCAAAAGCAGTAAAGAATAACCCTAATCCAAATGACGGCGGAAACGGAAATAAGAAATAATGGCAAAGACTAAAAGTCGTAAAGTTGCTCCTAGACCTAACCGTGTAGCTGTAAAAGCTGACCGCAAAGCTCACAAGGGCGGAGTGCGTATGGTTAATGAAGGTGGAGTATCTAAACCTTCTACTACTAAATCTGTAGATGAAGCACGTGCTACCGCACAAGCTACCTTTGCTGCACAGCAAATAGATGAAATTGGTCCAGTTCCCCGTGTTACTAAAGAAACTCGCGGAAAGAAGACAAAAGTTACTGAAGAGACTGCTGATCAAACTGCAGCACGTGTAGCTGGTCGTGCAAAACGAGCAAAACAAATTTTAGAACTTCCTGCCGCACAGACTGTTGTTATGCGTCAACCTTCTGACCCTGGAGCATTAGCTGCCGGAGTTGCTAGTGCAAATGTTCCTGTTTCAGGAACTGGCGCTGGTTCTGCACCATCACCAGTAGTATCTACTGCGCCCGGTAAATTAGTAAACGTACGGCGCACAAGAAAAGGTAGAGGCTCAGTAGGAGCGCCAGATTCAGCAGGATCTGGAGATATGATTGAGATCCGTGACCGTAATGAAATCTCACAGGATCGTAGAGCTGCTAAAGGCCGACGTGGTGCAGTAACTGCAGGAAGATCAAGAGCTGATCGTCGTGCCCTACCTTCCTCATCACTTGTAGGAACAGCTACCTCCACAGACACTCGTAGACGTGGATCACGTAAGTTTGATAAGTTAACTTCCCCTCAGATACCTACCGCTCAAGAAAGAGCTGAGGGCGCGTATCAAGGTGACGGAAAGACTGCTAGACCTTATGCAGATGTGCCAGAGACTGCCTCTGAACGCCATATCTACTATGGAATGAAAGCTCGTGAGTCTGAGGTCCAAAATGTTTCCTCTAATATACAGACACGACAAATTGCCGAAGCAATGAGAAAAGCAGGAACAACTACTAGTAAAGCTGCTGATCCAAAAGATATTGCAGAAGCAGTCAAGTCTAGAAAAATAACAAAAGCGCAAGCTAAGGACTTAATAGACGAGCCTAAAATTAAAGTTCAAAATCCTGTAAATCTTGGTATACAAGGATCTAAGGCAGATACAGAAGCGGCATTAAAAGCTGGGCATATTACAGAGACTGATGCTATGCACATTAGTGCTGATTATGCAGCAGACCGTTTAGTTCCTACTACTGATAAGTATGTAGGTAGCGATCTAGCTATGGCGCATGAATTATCTAATCACTTAGGTCATCCTGCATCATTAATCCATAATTATGTAAAAGAAAAAGTTCCTGGCGGCATGAAAGAGTTTAGAGATAAAGTTATTTCTAATATTCGTGGAGAAGGTGAGCTAACTCATTGGACACCTACAGGTGATGCAGCAAATCCTTATTCACCAGTCTCTTCACGTAAGAGCGGCGCTGTTCGTGCACGACGTCGTAAAGGTCTTGAGAATCGGACAGTTACTGTAGAGACCCCTAAAAAAGGTCCTAAGGGAAGCATGCCACATCAAGACTACGTTAAACTTCAAATTGCTAACTATGCAGATGAAAGCCCAAGTCAAAAGACTTCTCGTAAACGTGGTTCCAACGAAATTACCGCCGCACACATTAGCGATGTAATGAAGTATGGGGCCCTTACAGTTAATACCGCTGAAGGAGAGACTTTTGATTACAAAAAAGTTGGTCAGGGAGCTAATACGAAAGTTGCGAGAGTATCAAAACCTAAACCAAAGGCTGAAGGCTTTGTTCCTCCTAAGGGAAGCGGTGGCTCTGTTGCAATAGCTGAAAATGCAGACGCAACACCAACGATATACAAAAAAGCAGGATTTACTTCTGTTAGGTCCCCACGTAGGCCTATATAACATGCATCCAGATCCAGCTAATATACCTAGGAACTCTAAAGAGGCCCGCCCATGGAATGAGCACAATGTGCTTGTTGCTGGGCAGACTTATGGAATCCGTGGGTTTAAAAGCATGGCTGACGTACAGAAGTACGAAAACGCTCTTATTAGCAAAAAGATCTTACATCCAGACGATCGCATCTCTTGTGATGGTCCTGGATGTAATATTGCTCGTAAAGAGGGCAAGCATAATCACGGTGAGCAGGGGCTACTATTCTAATGTGCTATCACGTATACAATATCGTGGGCTCTGACATTTGCCCTTATTGCAGAAAAGCTACGCACGAAATTGATTGGTCGATAACCCACAAGCTACATAAAGAGTGGATTTCCTCAGGAAAAGCAACTTTACAGGGCTGGTGGTCTATCTAATGTCTGAAGTTAAGAAGTTCGGTCCTTACAAGGGTTCTGCCCAGAATGGAGGTCGTCCTATCTACGTCTACAAGAAAAAAGTAGGCGGTAAATGGGTAACAACTTCGAAAAACAAGGCTCGTGCCGACTATGAATCAAAAAATGGAAAACTACCTCGAGATACTGATGTTGACCATAAAGATAATAATAAAAAGAATGATTCAAAAGGAAACCTGCGTGCTATGTCTCATAGCAAGAACGTAGGAAAAGAGAACAAGCGCAGAGCGGGAAAGAAGTCAAAATGAAGCCAGAACCAGGGATGTTTGACAATCTAGATAACCTACCTAAAAAGGGCGGGAAGATAGACTGGTCTATGCTTGAAGCCGCAGCTAGAAAAGACTTAAAGAAGAATAAGAAGAAGATCGAGAAACAACCGGAAGAAGATCAATATGCCTAAGTCCCCAGCATGGACCAGAAAAGAAGGCCAGAACCCAAATGGAGGCCTTAATGCTAAAGGTCGCGCCTCTGCTAAAAAAGAAGGCCATAATCTAAAGCCTCCCGTAAAAAAAGAAGAGGCCGCTAAATCAAAGAAGTCTGCTGCACGTCGTAAATCGTACTGTGCCAGATCCGCAGGTCAAGCAAAGATGTTTCCTAAGGCAGCTAAAGATCCAAATAGTCGTCTGAATAAAGCCAGACGAGCCTGGGATTGCTAAGAGATACTTAATCTAGGCGTCCCGATCAGGCGCTGTAAACCCCTCTAGAGAAAAAGGACATAATGTCAAGCTATAACCTACCCGCAGCAGTTGGGTCTGATAACGCTACTGGAGCAGAATCCATAGCTATTGGAGACACAGCCGCCACAGTTAACAACAATGGTAATCTTACCGACTCAGCAGGAAACCTACAGGTCGATTTTGTATGGGGCAACATCCCTGCAAAACCAAATGATGAGCGTGCTGATGGAACTCCAACAGCTACCGAAACATACGGAGCTGCACAGAACGGCCAATGGACAACTAAGAGCACAATTAACTCTGCTCGTCTAAATCCAGCTTTAGCTAATCACGATGCTATTGAGGCTGAATGGTCAGGTTTCCCAGCATTTACAGCTGGAGCAGGTAACTACAAGGTTACTGCAGCTTCAGGTAATGGCACAACCGTTACCTACACATCACAAAATGAGCTTGCAGCTGGAGATGTTGTAAACATCACTGGCCTTACAGCAAGCGCTTACAATCTTTCTTCAGCAACAGTTGCTTCAGCAGATAAGCTAAAGTTCACAGTAACTAACTCAGCTAACGCTGGTGAAATTACAGGCCAGTGGTACGGCAAGGTAGAGTCAACTACCGCTCTAACAGCAGCAGATGGTGCTGGCATTGGATACATCGTAGTACCTTCAGTAATTGGTAATACTACAGCGGTAGCCCTTGACACACTTAAGGATGCTGGTTACGAAGCAGCTAACATCACAACAGCTACAGCAGCAACTAACGCAGCTATTTCAGTAACTGCAGCAGCTCGCACAGCTGGTTCAACAACTGCAACTCTTACAGCAACCGGAGCAGGCGCAGCCTTCCCAGTTGGCACAAAGATTACAGTTGCATCTCTTGCTGACACTGGTGCTCCACTTAACGGAACATACACAGTTACAGCTAATGCAACTAACACAGTTTCATTCGTATCTTCTGCTTCAACCGTACTTGCCCTCACAGGCTTGTCTGCTGGAACAGTCGTGGGCGTTGCTGGAACAATCAAGTCTCAGTCAGTCGCAGCTGGAACAGCTTCAGTTACTTCAGCAGCTACAATCACAGTTACACCATTCGCAACAGCTTCATAAGCTTTCCAACACAAACAAAAGGCCCGCCAGTTTGGCGGGCTTTTTGCATTTTAAAATGTTATAGTTTAGTTACAAATGACGCCACTGCGCTTATTCGCAGCACTAATCCTTATACTATTCCTCTTTATATTGGGACAAGATTCGGCTCAAGCAGAAGAACCTACCGTTAACACGGTGGTAGTTAGTCCTGCCTCCACAGAGTCTTCGACCGCAACTGCTCCAACTGCATCTCCAAGTCCAGAACCCTCTTCTGCAACTTCGGGCCCTCAAACTTCCAATACGAGTTCTGATGTTGTGGCAAGTCCTGCCCCGACGCCTTCCCCGTCTTCTGAGCCAACTGCTTCTCCAACACCCTCACCCGAGGCATCGCCAACAAGTACCCCAGAACCAACCCCAAGCCCAGAACCAACAAGCACACCGCAAGCAACTCCATCAGTAACCTCCGTTCAAGAAAAAATTGAGGAAGCAACTGTAACATTGACAACGGCTGTACAAGCCGCAACTCCTGAAGCGGTCTCTTCAGCAGCCCCAGAAGTTGCTGCTGCCACTACGGCCATTGCAGCTGCTGATAGCGCTACTGCCGTAGCTATTGTGGCCGTACAAGCTGTAGATTCTCAAACTGCTGTTGTAGCTACAGCAACTACAAACTTAGCTAACGCACAAACCGCTTTAGAGGTACTAACAACTGCAACAGAAAACACTAAAGTTTATACGACAGAAGGATATGTAGCCCCTGTCGCCCCTGAAACCCCAACAGTTACTACAACTACATTGCCTGTCATGTATGACGGGTTTACAAAGATCAGCACCCCATTTGATATCAAGATGGGTGAGACTGTGTATGAAGGCCAAGGAACAGCAAGCCAGATCTATGTGTCATCTAAAGCCACAATTACATTTGGTGCTGGGGACGTAAACTGGTGGGATTTCCCTGTCGGAGCCCACATCTCAGTATTTGGTAGCGACTTTCAAAGCGCTGGACCTAACTCTTCTACGGTAGTAACGACTACTGAAACTACTCTTGAAGTTGACTGGAATTTACACAAATTTGCAGAGCCAAATAGCCCTATTACAAATGTTAATTGGAAAATGACTGTCAACCCAACAACCGGTGAATGGACAGGTATTGGAACAGTTGCAGGAAACACAACTCAGCTTCACAATGGTCCACGCATAGGTGTTCGTGAGGCTGCAGGACAACCTGTAAAGCCAATGACTGAGGTAAGCACTGAAACTATTGCTGCTGCTCAAGAAGTTGTAACCGATAAAACAGAAGTTAAAGCGGTTGAGGTTGCTACATTAATTACTCTTACAGATAGCGCAACAGCTACTATTGCTGTAGCAAATCAATTAGCAGACACTGCTACAGCTACTGTAGCTACTGCAGTTACTGCTATTCAGGCTTATGTTCCGCCTGCGCCCGCTCCTGAGCCTCAGCCCACTCCGATTCCCACACCCACACCACAACCAGCGCCAGAGCCAACACCAGCACCGCAGCCAGAGCCAACCCCAACACCAAACCCAGAACCAACTCCAACACCTACCCCAACTCCATCTCCCGAACCACCTGTCGTTTCTCCCACGGTTCCAGAACCTCAACCTGTTCCTCAGCCCGAACCAACGCCTTTGCCCCCTGTAGATCCCACTCCAGTGCAACCTTCTGAGCCTGAGCCAACGCCTCAACCTGAGCCACAGCCAACCCCAGAACCCGCACCTGTTCCTGAGCCAGAACCAGAACCTCTTCCTGAGCAGCCTGTAGAGCCTGAACCACCTGTCGCAATACCTGATCCTGAGCCAACACCTACTGAGCCCTCCACAGAAGAGCCAGAGCTACCCACAGAGCCCCTACCAGAACCGGTAGAGCCCGAAGAACCACCCGTAGCGCCTGAGGAGCCTCAGGAACCTTCCACACCCGAGGAACCAGCACCAGAACCAGTGACACCAGAGCCAGAGCCAGAAAATCCGTCCACAGAACCATTAGAACCTCCTATTGAAGAAACTGCTCCGGAACCTGCTCCAGAGCCAGAACCAGAGCCTATCACAGAAACTGAAGAGGTTACATCTGCCGTAGAAGATGTTCTATCTGACGGCAAGCTTTCTGCTGCCGATGCTGAAGAGGTTATGGAGGCATTAAATGCAGATGGTGAAGTTACCGCTGAAGAAGTGTCTGCTTTATCTGAAGCCCTATCAGCTGACGGTAAATTAACCGCTGTTGAAAAAGAATTGGTTGCAGAAGCGCTTATTGAGTCCGTAGCTCCAGGTGAGACTCTTACTAAAGAGCAAATTCAAGACGCGGGCATTGCTTATCAGGACCTACCTCCAGAGACCCCTGTTGAGGTTAGGCAGGATGAAAACGGCAATGAAGTTATAATTACAGCAGACGTTGCTGCAGCCCTTGTATTACTAGAGAACCCTGCGGAATTAATCGGTGAATTATTTAGTGACCCTGGTCAAGCCCTACAAGCACTTGGCAGTATCGGTGCTGATATGTCAGATGAAGAGCGTGAAGAGGCTACCGACATGGTAGTTGCAACTGTTGTTGCTGCTGGAGCTGCTATGAATGCCGTAGGTGCGGCCGCAGGAGCTGCTGGCGGATCAACAGGAGGAAGTAGCGGGGGCGGAAGTTCTGGTGGCGGTGGTCCATCAGGAGAATCTAAAGGCGTTAGGAGACGTAAGCCGTGAAAGTAATTAGAGATATGATCGATCAGCTATGGACACTACTAGGCATGTTTATTGCTTGGGTTGTTCTAGACGGGTCAGCTAAGACCATTGTAGGCTATGCGATTGTAGGAACACTATTTGCGTGGGCGGTGACTTACCGATTACGTAATCCAAAGGATGAAGAATGATTAAAAGAGTTCTACTAGCTGCAGTATTAGCCGTATCTTTAACCAGCTGCGGGTATAACGGACAGTTCAGATATCCTTGCCAAGACCCAAAAAACTGGGAAACAGCCGATTGTAAGCCACCTATCTGCACTGCAACACAAACTTGTCCTGTAGACTTAGTAAAGATACCTCAACTAGAAGGAACACCAAATGAGTAAAGAAAAACTAACACCACAAGATTTAGATGCTAGATTAAAGTTTATCCTAGGCATCACATTGGGAACAATCTTATTGTGCACATCCCTAGGCATTCTTTACGGCCTTTTATTTGTGACACAGCCAATTGGAGCACAGTCAGAGAATGACAAGATGTTCTTCAACGTTCTAGGAAGCATTGCTACTTTTATTACAGGAACGCTTGCAGGTATTCTAATTGGACAGTCTGGTGCTAAAGATGTTATGGCAGCACAGTTGTCAAATAAAGAGATGGACGCAAAAAACACCCAGGCTGACAAGAAGCTTGAAGCGGAGATTGATGCTACAGCAGCACGTTTGGCAGCAAAGCCAGATGGCGCAATGCCAGAGGCACAGCCAGTTGATACAGATTGGGATAAAGAATAATGGCAGATCAAGGAACAGCGGCTCGTCTTATTGAAGTTGCTACAGCAGAGCTAGGTACTATCGAAGGTCCTAAGGACAACGAGACAAAGTACGGAGCTTATACAAAAGCTAACTTCCAACCATGGTGCGGAAGCTTCGTTAACTGGTGTGGAAACGAGGCTGGGGTAAAGATCCCTAATACTGTTTACACTCCAGGTGGAGCACAAGCATTTAAGAAGGCTGGGGCGTGGATTGATGGCGATCTAGCAGATCCAGAACCAGGCGATATTGCTTATTTTGATTTCCCATCAGATGGCGTTGACCGTATTAGTCACGTAGGAATTGTTATTAAAGATAATGAAGACGGCACTGTTTGGTGCATTGAAGGAAACACTAGCCCAGATAAGAAGGGCTCACAGCGAAACGGCGGCCAAGTTTCTAAAAAGCTTCGTGCTTTTAAAAAGAACAAAGCTGGAGAGCAAATCTCAATTGTTGGCTTTGGTCGACCAAAGTTTAAAGCAGGTGGTTCTGCGCCAGCAGCAGCTAAATGCCCAACTTGCGGCAAATAATTAAATAAAAAACCCCCGGCTAATAACCGGGGGTTCTTTATTTAGAGCTACTTTTGAGGAAATTTTTGTAAAAAGTCCTCGTATCGTTCTCCATTACGTTGTCCTGGGTACACCTTCCAAGAAGACCAGTCTTTGCCACCATTTGTCATGTGGTAAGCAATCTGGGCGTTCTTAACTGGATCAAATAGATCCTTGTCACTTTCTAGGTTGAATTTCTCCCGCCTAGCTTCCCCTAGGCTACCAAGCATGTTTATCTGGAAAATTCCATAGGAATTATCTCCAGTGCTTGTGTCTCCGTTATGGGCTTTTGGACGACCGTTAGATTCCTTCTTGGCAACCGCCCAGGCAATCCTGAGAGCTTGTCCTTCGAACCCTACCTGGCTGAGTAGGTCTTTAAGGTTATGGTCTGAGAGCTCGGTGGCG